CGCGGCAATATCTTTCTCTGTTTGAGTGAGGAGTTTCTGTTTGCTCTGAGTGGTTTCATCTAAGAAATCCTTGAGAATGCCTTGTATCGTGTTAAACTGCTGAAAGTTCTTAGTTACTTTTTTGGCGTTCTCAGCGATGAAATTAAGCAAAGCCGCGGCATCCTCTGCCTCCCGTGAATCCCTGAACTTACCGAGAAGCGTGATGAACTCTCTCGCTGGTTTTTCAGCGAGACCAAACTGTTCTTCCATAGCCTTGATCGCGACTACTATAGGATCAAGTGCCCCCCCGACACCTCTCCCAGAAGAGAAAGTCAACGTAGACATAAAGGACGACACGGTTTTGTCGAAGACACCCCTGGTGTCGAAATTGATATTACCGAACAACTCATTTATCAGATCAGCCTTGGCGATCTCGCGTGTAGTATTCTGAAACCTCTTCAAGCGTGCAACAGCCTGTTCGCTTATCAACCCACCAAAGTCTGTTATAGGCTGCCTGGTGCTTTCCATGGCCGCACTGAAGTCATTCATGGCCTCGCTGGATTCGGTCAGGCGCTGCGTTAGTGTCCGAGAATTGCCGCTAACCCCAGTGATGGCCATACCGACGCCAGCGAGCACAGCAACAACCGCACCAGCTGCCGCACCGACGAAGCCAAACCCAGACACAAGCTGAGGAAACTGCTGGGCAAAGACCAGAGCGGCGTTCTGGCCCATCGAAAGCTGAACCGCGATATCCTGGATCTGGAACGAGAAGTTCTGCATGGCGGCACGCTGAGAACGGTAAGCACCGCCCAGCCTTTTCGTGGCCGAAGTGCTCTCTGCGTGACGCTTGTTTACCTTATCAGTGGCACCAGCAACACGATCCAGCTGCCCGACAATGCGCTGGAGGGCAGGCGACATCTGGTCCTTTGCTACAAATACTGCATCCGCCTGACCGACTGCCATCTACCTGACCTCTTTCTTGATGTATGCCATCCAGTGAACAAACTCGTCTACAGTTATAGCATCAATTTCACTTATTGTCTTGTTTAGCCGATCCGCGAGCACGTATTTCGCATACAAGTCGGGATCGGATTTTAGTTTTTTTCCGCATCCTTCACGGTAGTGTGGTTCATGATCGCGTCTGCTGCCTTGGTGATCGGTGTCACGTCAGTGTAGTTCAGGAAGTGAGGCTTGTCCGCGACGGAGAACGCCCTCGAGCCGTCCTTGTTCAGCCCCTTCATAATCAGTATGTCGATCATGCCCTCGATGGGCTTGGAGCGCAACACACTGCCCACCTTGTCCAACTCAGCCACGGTGATTGGCTTGTAGTACAGTGTCTCGTCCCACTCAGAGATGTACACCGAAGCCAATTCAACCGCTTCATTGTGAGCCTTAACCTTGTCAATGATACTCATGTTAAGCAGATACCGTAGACGTTGTTACCGCGCCTGTACCCTGGAATGACACAGAAAGAGAGATCATTGACTCCATCTCAGCCGAGATGTTGCTTGACGTGATGATGCCCGTCCCGGTGTAGTATGTCGTCCCGTTGGTGCCGCTGTCAGCCGTGTAGAACGAGAATGTTACTTCTGCGCCTTCGACTGCCGCACCCTGGCCTGTGCTGTCTGCTGGATCAAGACGAGCCTCGAATGAGCCTGTGAAAGACTTCAGCCCGGTCTCGTACGTGCGCGACGTGTCACCCATAGCGCTAGACTCTACCGTGTCTGCCGTGCGGTCGAGTGACCACGACGTCACTGCGCTTACTGCGTTTGCCCCGATCTCTACGGAACCAAACTGTCCTGTTAAAGTAGCCATTGATAAACTCCTGCTCTATAGTGCCACTGACAAGTCGTTCTCACGAACCACATACTTTGCCTCGAACTCCAACTTGACCACGCCGACTGGTTGGTCGCCCTCGCTCGCAAAGTCTGTTTCTATTGACGTTAATACCACATCCTTGCACAAACCGCCAAGCGTAACGTCGGTATAGACCGCCTCTTCGACTTCTTGTGCTATGGTGTCCAGCAAATCCTCGATGCTTGACGTAGTTTTCACCACGCCCTCCACGACGACCTCAAGCCTCCGCTCAAGAAGCCTGGGGTAGTGCATGTCCAGCTTGCTCGACGCCTCGCTGTTCGTGTACACCAGAAGTCCAGGCAGCTTGCTCTGCGCGATGGGGTAGAGCCGATTGACGTACACATTCGAGTCAGTCGTGGTCAGGCCCGTCACCTGCGTGGCCACTGCGTCTCGGATCTGCTTCCTTACGTGTGCCATCACTGCTTCTCCAGGACCAGCATGGTGACGCCCGTGCCGTCTCGCTCGATCACCTTGACTAGGTAGTCTGTTTCACTCACGACCAACCCGTCGCCTTCGTCTGCGCCAGAGGGTAGGTCCGAAGTCTTGACCATGAAACGAGGCTGCGAGACCGCGAAAACCACGCCTGCGCCAGATTCCTCACCAAGATACTCGTTGTCGAAAATTCCGTTGATTGTCGTCGTCTCACCGCCTGCCAGAGTGTAACTCGCAGCTACAGCAAAGTCGTTCACGTTGAAGAATACGTCCAACTCTGTGTCTGTCTCGATGGCCATGCGGTGTCTCCTGTTAAGTAGGAAGGGGGCCGCGAAGCCCCCAACCCAGAATCATGCGTCGATGTCGATCACCGCAGCAAATGACTCAGCGTGACGCACGGCCACGTCGATGTCCTGGTACATTGCAACACGTGTCGCGCCTGTTCCTGATCCGGTGTAAGGATCAACAAGCACGTCGAGTCCGCCGAACATACCGATCATAAGGTCACCGAAGTTACCGAAGATCAATGCGGACAATGCTGAACCGCCACCTGTTGTGGTGAGGTCAGACGGCACGAGGTTGGTTTTCTCGACTGAGTAGCCGAGCACCTCGTTGGTGTCGTTCAGGATGAAGTTGCCTTCAACACCTGAAGCCTGACGTGGTGTCTGACGCATCTGCGCCACAACCTTCGGGTTGGTCAGGAAGAACAAGTTGCCGTTAAGCGCGTTGTCGATAGCCACTTCCTTCTCAAGTTCGACCATGTGCGTGTACGCGAGATCACCACCGTCGCCTGCATCACCAGATGCGTCGGTGTAAATCTCAGCAATGCCAGATGTCTCAAGGATACCTGTTGGCTCGTTAGCACCGCCGCCCTGGATCGCAACCTGGTCAATCTTGGCTGCAAACTGACGAACCATGTCGTCACGGATCACAGCTTCAACTGATGGGTCAGACTGCATCATGAGGCGACGTGAGATGTCCACGAACTGCACCATGCCCTTTGGAGACATTGTGACCTGTCCGAACTCAGGAGCACCTTCGGAACCTGGAGCGTTGTTCTCAGCAACGAATGTCACTGCTGTGCGTGCGGTCAACTTAGGAATTGCTACGTTTCCTTCGAGACCCTGCATCATGCGTGCGCCCAAACGAGAGATCACGAGGTTCTCACGAAGTGCGTCGATGAACTGTGAACCGAGGTGATCGGTCGGTACGAGGTTGGAACCAGGTCCGCCAACAGGTGCCGCTGTGGTCACGTCACGCTTGAAGATGTCGCTTGGCACGAAGAAGCCACGTGGGTCTTTCCCGTAACGGCTTGCAAGCTCTTCAGATACTTCACGCTCGAAACCGTCGAAACGACCAGATGCAGCAGAGCGGATCGCACGGACGAGAGAGTAAGAACGCTGTTCCTGCTTCGTCGCTCCGATATCCTCAAGGCTGATTGGTGCGCTGGCGATTTCATCCAGAAGCATGCCACGGAACTCAGCCAATGACTTGCCTTCCAATATTGCTTTGTCGGCTAGATCGCGCTTGTTGTGCTTGGCTCCAAGAGCGTTGATCTCACCGACCTCTTTGCGGTAATCCACCGCGTTAGCTTCTACAGACATTTTGTCCTCCTTTAATGAAGCATGAGGTTCAGATTTAACTTGGTTAGAACGACCGATACCCACATCCGGATCTGCTGGCACCGAAACAATGCTAACCTCCATTGGACGCCAAGAAGTTGCGCGATAGACCGTCCCGTCCTCACGTTCATCCTTGACCATCTTCTTGACTTCGTACCCGACACTGATGTTGCCGCGTATTCCGTCAACCACGTCATTGAAAACCTCACTGGCAAGTTCACCTCTTCCGAAACGAACGACTGCACGTAGTCTGCGCCCAGTCTCCAGTTCAACCTTCTCGACGACTCCGACTTGCTTGGTCATGTCGTGGTCCAACAAGAGTGGCATACGACCTGACGTTGCAAATTCCATATCAATCTCGCCGTCGTTGTGGCCGAGCACTTCCTGCCCATACCCACGCTCGACAGCGCGCTCAGACGAGAGAGACAAGCGCACCCGGCGGCTTTCCTCGTCCACGACTTTCTGCTCCATGTCCATTGCACGGTGCTTTAACTCAGGAATGTCGCGCTCAACCACGACCTCGTCCTCTTTGGTGAACGTCACGATAATTTCGTCGTCGTTCTCCTCGATACTCTTGATATGACGTTCTTCCATAGTGGCTTCCTCAAACTTCAAAACATTGAACTTCCGATCTTCCAGCCACGCCCTCGCCTCGTCTGCTGTGTACCTGTCAGCGTCAAAACGAATAGACTGTATGTCGGATTCTTGACCCTTTATACCATAAATAAAGTCAACACCTATAGCCCCTTTATCCTTCTGACGTGCGAATCTTTCGTAATCGTCCGGATCGTGTATCCGTGCCGCATGTTCATTCGGGTAAGGCCGTGCGTCCATGCTGCGTTCCTCAGAGCGTAGCGGATGCCCTTCAGGGAATAGATCGGTGTCGTGCTTGCCCGACCGGAACTTCTCGTTGCGAACCGCGTACAAGAACGAGTCAACCCGTGCGTAGGCCCACTGCTCAGGAGACTTCACGTTGGGGCGGACCGACTCAGGGTTGGTCTCGTATGCCCCGACGCCCCGACGGAAAACCTGAGTGAGCATACCCAGCGTAACCCGTTTCGTCTTGGTGTCACCGTACTCTTCGTTGTGCTCGTCCGCCTTGTTCTGCAAGCCTGTCCGGATCGCGTCGGTGATCTCTGCTGCACGTTCAGCCTCGCGCTCTACAATCTGGCGAGACCACGCGAAGCCTGGATTGCCGCCCCACAAAGCCCATGCTATCCTGCCGTTGCTGGGATAGCCTTCTTCACCAGGGCGAAACCCTTCAGCCTCTTTGTTTACTTCATGCCGAGAGAAGAACGAGTACATGCGCTTGACCGTGTCCAAAGGCAGGTTCTTGCCGTTCGAGATGTCCCTTGCACGTGCTATGCCAACTTCAGTTCCGCCTCTGCCGAACTCGCTGCGCCACTCAAGACCGCGCTTGGCCTCTTCGATCATGCCTTCCGTCGGCTTATACGAGTCACTCATCATCAAACTCCGGTTCAACTGGGTTCTTGTCTGCGCCGAATGGCTCGAAAGACACCTTGATGCCCATCTGCTTCGCCAGTTCTTTCTCGCGCTGGATCTGCTCGAACACGTCCTGCACGTCACGTCCGTAGTGGTTCGCAATGTCCTGCATGGAAAGCAAGCCGTTCTGTAGGCCGAGAATGTTCGCCTCGATCTCCTTCTTCGGGTCAACCCACTGGAATCCACGGGCGCGGAACACGAGCGCGTCGGCGAACTTGTCGTAGCGCCGCATCGGAATCGAGATAGCCCCGGACGTGATCGACATGGCCATCCACTCGCGAATGACAGGGTCAACGAAGTGCGTAATCAGGAAGTTCTGGAGGAGCCTGTAATGGTCTCTGTCCTCCAAAGCCCCCTGACGGATTGACGAATAACTCGTTCCTTCCAGATCGTTAGCTAGGGAAGTATAGGACACGCCAAGGCCCGACGCAATGCCGCGAAGGATTGACTTCTCGAAGTCCGAGAACGCGCTGGTGGGATGCTGTGGGTCGAACATCTGTATCGACTGGCCAGGCGCAAGCTGCTCGAACGACCCTGGCTCGCTGTTCATCAATGGAGAGCCGTTGTCGTCTCCATCCCCGATGTACTCGTCTCCGCCTGGTGTCGTGATGAAGCCCATCTTAGCCGCCGCGACACGTGCCGCAACCAGTTCCGCCTCGCGATACCCGTGCAGCATCTTCAGCGCAGCGATGGCACTTGCCATGAAAGGCTCGCCACGGGTCTGGTTGGTTCTGGTCGGGATGAAGATGTGTATGATCTCGTCTGCCGGAACGCGCACATGCTTTCTCGTGCGGCTCGACTTCATGAACTCGTAATCCCCTGGATGCTCGGTGAGCAGGTGATAGGCCACAGGCTTGCCGTAGTCGTCCACCTCAACACCCATGCGTATCGAGTTCCCGTTCTGGTAAACCTCGTTCTTCTCTTCGTCCAAGTAGTCAGCCTCAAGGAACTGGAGAGCAAACCCGTGCGCGTTACGGTAACCACGGATCTTCCGAACCAACACCTCGCCGTCACGTGCAAGATTCTGTACAACAAAACGCTGGCAGTCAGCCCAGGACATGCGCCCGTCCACCGTGCATGAACCCATGCGCGACCACTTCTTGAACTCCTGCTCGATCATGCGGTTGCCTGGGTTGTCCAAGGTCCCATCTGGGTTACGCCCCTGCACCTGAAGATTGACGCCGTTCTCACCTACGACGTTGCTCGTGAGAAGCTGGATGTATCGCCTGGCGTATTCGTTGTTTCTGGTGAGGTCCCGGCACCGATCACGGAGCGTCTTCAGGGAAAACCGCAACTCCGAGTCTGCCGACTTCTGCGACGTGATGAAGTCCGAGAACAGCCGCCCCACACTCGCGCCCATGTAATTACGTTTGCCAGGCACACTCTTGAAAGTCGAGTTTGACCTAGTCTTGCTCTCCGCGTCTCTGCGACCAAACCCGAATATCTTCATCCGAAATACACCTTCACAGTCGAATTGGTTGACTTGCCTCGCTTGACAAGCTCCTTGCGCTTCTCCTGGTTAACGATGCCCTTGTAGTAGTTGCGAAGGTTAATCAGGTCTTGCAGGGGAATCTTCTTGAGTTGCCGTCCATTAATCTGGTACTCCATGACGTCCGAGTCGGCTCGGTTCTCCAGGACGGCCTCGATCTTGTCCAACATAACCTCTGCGTGTGTGCGAGGGTCAGACTGGTTTACGTCCAGATCGGCTAGGGCCGTGAACGTGCCACGGTCTACGACAAGTCGCTCGCTGTCAGAAATACGCACAGCTTCGAGTTGCCAGTGGTAATACCCTGGGTCAAAGTTCCCCGATACCGAACTGGAAACCTGGAACAACCACGCGCTGCTCTGGTAATCGGCTCCGGACAGCTTGATCTCGTTGGCTTTGCCGCCAGTAATGCGTGCGACGTACTCTAGGTTGTATGCTGAAGGAGGGTAGTCGACATAGACGTCAATTCTGCGCCACTGGATGAAGTCACCTACGACGATCTCTTCCGGCTCTTGGGTTGGGCTGTTATCTGGATCAAATAAGTTGGCCATCAAGCCCTCCACGAATTGACAAAGTTTGCTGGCCTGCGATTCTTGACGCGCCTCACAACAGGATGTATAGGTTCATCTTGAATTACGGGTTCGACCTCTTTCTTAGGTGTCAACAGTCTTTCGTGTAGCATATTAACATTTGTGTTGAGAATTGACAACGCGGCAATTGCGTAAACTCTGCAATCCAACGCCTCGTTCCTGTCGCGTATCTTGTGCCACTCCCTCTTCTTGTATCCCTTGTGAAACTTCGTGACGAGCTGCTCTGCCGTAAGCTGCTTGAAATACTCCTCGTCGTAATGCTCAGGAAAGTGGCAATACCCTGGCCCAGGCTCGTCGATCTGCAATCTGCTGAACACCAACTCCTTGGCCGTGTCCACACCCACGCCGAACAGCTTGACCTTGCCTATGTTAGACTTAGTCGGACGGGACACAATCGGTCTGCCCTCGCCCCCGATGCCCTTCACAGCGAAGATCCGGTACTTCTCACGTTGCTTGACGTAAGCATAGACCGCCTGCGTGTGGTGACCACCAGAGTCGATGCACGACGCCGCCACGCCGATCTTGCCGATGACCTCGTGTTCCCACTTGCGCTGCAACTGCTGATCCAGTGACTCCCACAAGGCCGCTGTAGAGGGATCACCGTACAAAACCTGGAAATCAATGGAGTACGTCTCGTTGTCAGGCGCATGGCCGAGGAACTCAACCTCAAGTCGGTCGTCCTGCACGTCCACCCCGGCTGTAATCACGACGACATCACGCGGCATCGTGTACTTCTCGCGCCGCTGGTAGAGCACGTTGTCGTCCATGCGGTCGCCAGTCTCTATCCAAGTCTCGCCGAGGAACGTGTTTACCCAGGTTTTTAGCGTTTCTGGCATCTTTTTTGCCTCTAGGAAGTCGAAAACAGCGTCTTCCAGACGAAGCCAGGGAGAATACAGGCCGTTCAGTCGAAACCCAGCCGACTTATTGAAAGGCTTCGTGGCGTACCATTCGCCCTTCGAGATGGCCCTGGTGCGGTCCACATCGTCCCAAATCGAGCCACAATGGTCACAGGAATACTTGGCCGTGCGGTAATCATTCTCGTTCCAGGTCACGTTTGACCACTTCAGCTCCTGTTTTTCACCGCAATCTTTACACGGAACCTTAAAAACGCGCTGATCCGACTCCAGATAGGCCGCTTCTATCCGAGAAAGATCCTTGACCGTCGGTGTGGACACCAGAATGAACTTCCTGTTGAAGAACGTGGCTGCACGGCGCTTTCCGAGATTCACGGGGTCGCCTTCCGAGCCTGCCGAGGGCGGAAAACGGTCAACTTCGTCGAACAGGACGATCCTGATGGGGCGAGAGGCTAGGGAAGATGGTGAATTGGCTCCGCACGCCGTCACGTGGCCTCCAGGGAATATCTTGTGCAGGGTTGTGTTGCCTGAATCGCGCGAACGGGGATCCTTGACCAACTCTTTGAGCACCGGAGTGTCCCGAAGCATAGGTGAAAGACGGTCTTTCGACCAAGTTTGCGCCATGTCTAGCGTCGGCTGGACCACCAGCATCGGTGATGGCGACTGGTGCATGTGATAGCCGATGATGTTGTTGACTATCTCCGTCTTGCCCACCTGGGCACAAGACATGACCACGACCGACTCCACAGCAGGATCAGAAACAGAATCCATAATGCCGCGCTGGTACTCAGCCCGTGAAGTACGCCAGACACCGGGTTCCGCTGACGCTTCTGGGGAAAGTCGTCTGTATTCGTCTGCCCACTCACTGACTGTCAGATCCGGCGGTGGACGCATCGCGGACGCGATCATCAATTTCAGCGATCTTTCCAGACAATTCTTCTGCCTTTCCTTTGTTATATCCGACCAACTCATCAAGTGCCTCAACTATCGCCTCGCGTAATACCTCTTGGGCCTCTGCGGAGTCCGCGCTGGCGTGAATGATAGGCCCGTATTTAGTAGGTAATGCCAGAAGTTTTGCTCTTGTTGCAAGGAATTGTTCTTCGACGGTCTTGGTTACGTCGTTAATTTCCACAAGATCGCCCCGTTGCATGTCATTCTTCATCTGCTGAGCGTCGGCCTGCTCTTTGGCTAGTCTGGCACGCTCTCTTGTCAAGTCGATGCCCTGCTCAACGCTGGTCCCACGGGTCGTGAATACCGCACGCAGGTTTTCTATGTATTCCTTGCGGACCTGGTCGAGGTCGTATTTCCCAGGGTCTTGCCGGGTGATTGCGCCCTTGTCGATCAGTTTTTTCAGCCTGTCTAGGCTCAGGAAGATGTGTTTTGCGCACTGCGACTGCGTAGCCATGATTTTTCCCTCAGAATAGTATTTACTCTTAGTAACACCCGTCGCTAGACAAGAAAAGGGCGCGCGAACCTATCTCGGTCCATTTTTTCGGTAGGACCCGCAAAAACCTAATTAAATCAATGGTTTATTTCATGGTGTAGGTGCACTGAGTGCGCTTTGCCTAGGCTGATCCAGGTGCACTGAGTGCGCTTTCGCTTGTAAGGTGTCTGTAGTGCCAGTGGATGGCGTGAAGCTATTGTGTGGTGGTATGCTAGCTGGAAAGGGGTTGAGGCCC